AGCAGAGTGATCGTTTTGCGGATTTAGGGTCATATCATCTTCTTCACATGGCTCTAAGTTCATTCGTCATGCTCCTTTTATGGATTTCATGAAGTTGGTTATTACGGAAAGTTCTCGGTCTTTTTCTGAGAGTGCGATTCTAAGTTTTTCGTTTTCAAGTTCAACATCTGACTTTAGCCGAACGAGTGCACACCCACCTTTTAGAGCCAAATATCTTCGGGGAATGTCAGTTGTAAGTGAAATGAAATCATCAATGGCTTCGGTTGGAAAATTCTTTTTTTGTGATGGATGATCGGAAAGAGAAAGGCTCAAAGTTGACTGGTCAATTTTATGCCCTCTTTCATCAAGCTCTATTGCAATTACCTTTTCTGATTTTCCCGATTTCTCGCGTGACAATCGCAAGGCATCTCGGAATGTTTTACATTGAGATAAAATGTCGCGGTCTGATATTTCGTCAGAAAACTGCAACTTTGTTTGCATATATCCCCCTGCGGCAATTACGAGGAAATCTTTATTGCTTGCGATTACTCGCCTATTTGTGGCAAAAAAAAGAATGAATCAGGCTGATAGCTTTGCAAGCGCTTCACGATCAAAGTCAGACTGCTTTACTTTATTGCGCGTAACCATTTGCAATTTTGCGGCTATGCTTCTTGATGGGTTACGGCGCTCTGATCCGATATGGTAGATGAACTTTCCAGTAACTCCAACTTTTTTACCAATAGCCTCTCGCTCTGATGGAGACAGGCTTATAAGATATTTTCTTGACTTGTTTGGCTTGTTCATGACTAAACAGTACCATGATGTTACTGTTTTTGTCAAGAAGAAAAACAATTAAATAAGTAACATTTGTTATTGACAAACTAGTATCAATATGTTACTCTTATGTCAGTTACAGTCAATCAACCCAAGCCGCGCACCGTGACCAATGGATCGGCATAACCGATAGAGTAGGCCGGAGCGGAAAAATAGCATATAGCAGTACCGATACTCACCGTGAGTTGGGGCAGCGCATCTGCAGAACAGGCCGGAGTATTGGGGCATAAACAATAACGCGACACAGAACATCAGGGATGGTTAGATTTAAAAGCACCCCTTCCGCCAGTTAAGCAAATTGTGAGGGGCCAGATCATACGGTCCCCTCTACATGATGAGGCTTACGGGCAGGGTATCTTAAAGAAAGGACCTACTGAAAAATGGCCAGACCAGCACAGTATGATTTTGACGGATGCCTGACATTTAAGGGGCATGATTTTGATTTAGTTGCGCGTTGCGAATACGATTATGACGGGTATCTTGACATAGCAGAGTTGCATGTAGTATCTGACAGGCGCGGACTGGTAGCAGTATCAGATAGATTTGTGCGGAAATTTCAGGAGCAGCACTGGGAATATCTTTTCTCGCAGTGCATCGAACAGGACAGCAATCGTCGGGAATATTACAGAGATTGCAGGATGAACAGATAATTTATTTCGGAATCATCGTGGCCAAATTTCTTTACTGAAAGGCACAGGGGAAGCGCCTCGCCGCCTGACCAGCGGCGGGGCAACTATTATGCAAAATATCATTCAGGAAATGCAGGCGTTTTTCTCAGATCATTGCAATCAATGCCACCCTACCCTTCCCGATTGCAACGGTTGTGATTTTAACTTGAATAGTACCGGATGCACACATGAACAGAATCCTATGAACGTGAAACTACAGGATGCGTGTATCACTGGCCATTGATAATATACGGGAAAAGAGGCTGCGCAATGAATGCCAAATGGATCGAAGATAGACGTAAGGGAATAGGTGGGAGCGACGCAGGTGCAATATGCGGAGTATCCCCCTATCGCACACCATTGCAAGTTTGGCAGGACAAACGCGGATTGTCGGGAGTTGTACCTGACAACAATTCAATGGAATGGGGGCGTCTGCTTGAGCCGGTCATTCGCCAAAAATATTCGGATAAAACAGGGCGTGCCGTTAAAATCCTGTCTCCCGATGACCCGATTATTCATCATCCTCAATATCCGTTCATGCTCGCCAACCTGGACGGGTTCACTGATGATCAGCGCGTGGTAGAGATAAAAACAGCTAAATTCCCCGCAGGATGGGGCGAACCTGGAAGTGACGAAATTCCCATGGTCTATATATTTCAGGTTCAGCACTACATGGCAATAACTGGATTTCCGATTGCAGATGTTGCTGTACTTATCGGCGGCAGTGATTTCAGACTGTATGAAGTTCCCGCCGACAAAGAAATGCAGGAAATGATGATCGAAAAAGAGGTGGCATTCTGGAAACTCGTACAGGATGCAACGCCCCCTCCCCCTGTAAATTTGGAGGATGTAGAACGGCTGTATCGCAAGTCTCACGCGGACATTATGACCGCAACAATGCCCGTTGTCGAGTCGCTGAAACGGTTGCAGAAAATAAAGGGAAGCATCGAACTATTGGAAGCTGATGAGGAAAAAGAAAAAGCATTTATCTTTGGATATATGAAAGATGCGGATACGCTTTCCGACATCGACGGCAGCATACTGGCAACGTGGAAAAACGCGAAATCAGTAAGCCGCGTTGACCTGAAAGCACTACAAAAAGAACAACCGGAAGTATATAAAAAATACCTGCGGGTTGGAGAATCCGCGAGACGCTTTTTACTGAAAGGTGATAAATCATGAATCAAGAACTGATGGAAAAGTCACAGACAGCAACAACGCCTAATCAGTCGGTCATGGCGACCGCAACCGCACAAAGAGAAATAAGTGAGATACAAGGAGCGATCCTGGTTGCACAGCGTTTTCCTCGTGATGAAAAAGAGGCTCTGGATAAAATTATGCTCGCCTGCCAGCGCCCAGCACTCGCAGAATCGGCTATTTATAGCTATTCCAAGGGTGGGTCTGAGATTACTGGCCCATCAATTCGATTAGCTGAAGCTATGGCTCAGGCATGGAGAAATCTACAGTTTGGGATTCGTGAACTAGAGCAACGTTCGGGCGAGAGTGTTATAGAGGCGTTTGCATGGGATGTTGAAACAAACGTAAGGCAGGTTAAGGTTTTCACAGTTAAGCATATTAGGCATACAAAAAAAGGACAATACGCGCTCGATGACCCGCGTGAAATCTACGAATTGACCGCGAACAATGGAGCGCGTCGGCTCCGTGCCTGTATACTCGGTATCATACCAGGAGACATTGTAGAGGCGGCTGTGGAGCAGTGCGAAGCTACCATGAAGGCCAAGGCAGACACTGGACCTGAAGCGATCAAAAAGCTCATTGAGGTGTTCTCCAAAATTAACGTGAGCAAGGACCAGATCGAGAAAAAAATACAGCGGCGCATTGATACTATCACAGCAGCGCAACTTGTAGGACTGCGGAAAATATACAACTCGCTCAAGGACGGCATGAGCACAATATCCGACTGGTTTGAGGTTGAATCGGAACAGAACAATAGCGCGCCCAAGTCCGGCGTGGATGCGGCAAAGGCTGCAATGATAAAAAACAATTCATCAACAGACGAAATATATACTCCCACTGATACTATCTGCGTCTGCGATCAGTTCACCGCCGGAAAAGCAACGGAATGGGATTGTCCTACGCATGGACGTTACCAGAACGGAAAATTCTCTGCGAATTCGTCAGAGCAGAAGAAGATGCCGGGATATTAGATTATTCTGTGATGATGAGGGTGAGAATGTCATACAGTACAGGACCAACAAAAGACGAGTACATGACGCAGCTACGAGATGAACAGGCGTCAAATAAAATGCTCAGAATCTCTCTTGCCGAGCGTGATAAAAGGATTGAATTACTCGAATCACTCATTCTCGAATCAGCTCCGCTTCGATGGGCCATGTCGTGCCATCAAATTGTGGTAGACGAGGCCGCAGCGTGGGAGAAAAAAGCGTTTGCAGCTGTTAGATGACGTGCGCGTGTGGGGCGCGTAAGCGTCCCTAACGACGCCGCTGGTTATAAATCTGGTGACAATATGAGCATATGCAGATTCAGTGACAACGATTACCAATGCGACCTGTACGTTTATCACGACACGCTCGGGGGCATAACAATACACGTTGCCGGAAACAGGGTGCAGTACAACAAGCAGTTGCCGACATACGTTGACATGGATAATTTCAGCGAGTGGATTAAACGGCACAATATCGTCAGTGAAATGTTCGACCAGTCAGAAAAAGTAAAAATTGATTTGCCGTATGCTGATGAATCATTCTATGGATTATCCCCACAGGAAGCCCACTCGAAGGTTGACGAATTGATAAGGCTCGGATACAACTGCCCGGAATATGTGCTGAATGAGCTGTACTGTATAGCAATATACGAAGATTTATAACGCTGAGCTGTGGGGCGAGTCCCCCAGCGGCCCCACGAGCGTTTTGTTATCTGAGGTTTTATGATTGAAAAGGTAGAAATAGAAAACG